ATAAAGAACCTTATAAAGATAAGGAGGGATAGGATTAACGACCTCATGAGGCGTGGGCTTATCTTGATGAGATCGGCTGGGTTTAGAGAGGCAAGTTAAAAGTTAACATTAACCTCTAGAAGTTCACGATTTTAGTGTTATTATATTACGCAGCCGACTGCAAAGTCCGAATATGGAGACAATAATGGGCAACACCCACTTTCAAGGCGAGGGCGAAACGCCTAAAGACGTTTCTTGGTTACTCGTCATGACTAGAGAAAGTGTGTGTTTATAATTTGATAGACCTTATGTTGGCTTGTTGTGTTCTCCAAGCCTCTATCTTAACCTCAGCAGATGCCCTAAAGAATCTCATACGTTCATCTTCGTATATTGCATCTTTCATTAACTTTAGATGTTCCTTGTATTCTTCATGTGCATAAGCCTCTCTTTCTTGAGCAGAAACAGATAGCTCAGGATATTTGCTCATGAGTAAAGCCTTTATGGACTTTCTATATTCCTCTAAATATATTCTTGTTGCCCTAGCTTTGGCACATTTGTCAGAGTTATCTCTTAGCCAATCTACGGCTTTCTGTACTTCTTCTTCACTAATAGACTTCATCTATTCTTTCCTTTCTTTATCTTAATTAACTCCCTGAGATACCATTGTGCTTTTTCTAAATCTTCAAGAAGATTTTTATGTTTATATCTCCAAACATATTTGATTACGTTTCCTTGAAGGTAGTACTCGTAACCCTCTCCTAATGCACTTTTTATTGCATCTATGCACTCTACCCTACCTTTTCTGTAGTGCTTTGGTCTGTTTATATTGTCCTCAATCTTCATCATCTAAATACTCCTCTATGTTTTTGATGTTATGTTGATTAATAAATATTGGGGTGTCATCTCCCACCCAAGAGCCTAATACATTGAAACTAAACCACTCCATTGCCGTTTCATCATCTAAGCCATACTTGTTGATAAGTATTAGTAAGCACTTATCATAATCATATACTGCAACTTGCTTTCTACTAAATGCACTTATAGTAGTGCCAATAAAAGCATCTTCATATCCATCTGCTAATCTCATAACTTACATCTCCAACATTCCATGACAAGCCTTGCAAACACATATGCATTTTTCTATCTCTGCATTGACTTTCTTTATACATCTATCTTCACTAACTATTTCAGCAACTGCTTTGTATTTAGTTTTTGGCAAAACATGATGCCATTGTAAATTCCTAGGATTTTCTCGGTAGCCACACTTTTCGCAACCTCTCTCTATTTTTACTTGATTTACATATTCTCTTAATCTAGCTCTACTCCTCGCCCACTTGCTTATCATTGTTTCTCCAATCAACTATTGGTTTAAATTCTTGTATATTAAAATGACACATGGGTTCTACATCTTGCCAATCTGATCTATCTACACGACCACCCTGACGGCAAACGAAATCGTTATTGAAGTCAATCCAACCAATAACGTCTACCCACGATACTATTAAAACTGATTTTGTATTCGTTATACTTGCTAGTTCTCTTGCTTTTATAACTTTGTCTAGCGATATTATATAAGTTTGGAAATCGGACTTTCTATACTTTCGCCGTTTTACTTCACAGAAACCTCTTAAATTATCTGATTTGTAAAGAGCATAATCCAATCTGTATGACATGGGCAGTTTACAAAAATTGACATTCCACTTATTAGAAACAATCTTTATAATACTGCCCTCGTTTGACAAGTCATAGCTTGTCTCATATTTTGGTCTACTGTAGTCCATAGAAGTTACTGTTAACTTTCAGAAAGTTCAGACTTACTTTTTACCCAATCTTGTACTTCTTTTTTCTTCCAAAGTTTTTTATTAGATAAAATATTATATCCCTTTGGAAAACTTTCATCAGATTTGATTAGTCTGTAAAAAGATGTTCTACTTAAATGAAGATAACTTTGAAGAGCCTTTAGTGTAAGCCATTCATCATCTATACTACTATCATGGTTGTTGTCCGACATATTGCCCTCACTAGAATGGTTTGTTACTCTCTTTTTCTTTAGGAACATTTGCAGTAATCCTGAGCCATGGTTTGCCACTTTTAGCGATCTTCTTCCAACCACTCAAATCCATGTCTAGATGAAACATCTTGTCTTTATCCACTTTAGACCAATCAATGTCAGGGTTTTGTTGTTCCCATTCCATAACTTGTTTTTTTCTTTTTGCAATCAAATCATCTAATACATCAGATGTAATATGCAAATAACCATTATAGTCAGGAGAATTTTCTCCTCTTCTTTGTTCATTGGTAAATAAAGAACCACTAGGTTTATAATCTTTTTCTTTGATAGCCATTATGCACTCTCCTTTTTAGTATTTTCGCCTATCCATTTCATTAACTCTTTATATCCGTCTTCATTTTTTTCTTTGTAAATAAGAAAGAGTTCTTCGTTTTTATTGTATAATTCTAGAGCTTGTTCATAGTTAAAATTATACATCTCTTTAATAAAACCTTTTGTTGAGGTTATTAAATCTTCTTCTGTATCTATCCTTTGCTCATTTTCATCTAGAGCCACTAGATACTTTGTTTCTCCAAAATACTTAACCAACTCAGCATCAGGAAAATGTTTTATTATTTCTTTAATATTTTCATCTTTCTCTGCTAAATCATGAAGTTCTTCTTTTGGTGTTTTGTTTTCTCTAGGTGGTTTCTTGGTTTTTATTTCCTTACCCTCTTCAAGCTCGTCTATTTCAGCCTGAGAATAAAAATCCCCATGAACACCCAAGAGTTTTAATATTACACGATCAATAGCTCTTTTCTCAGCCATGGCATAAGGATAAGAGCTTTGTTTGGCATATGTCTTATAATTGTCAGGACTAACTTCCCCAATCGACCAAGCAGTATTCTTGCCCTTGCCATCATCTATGTAACCTTGAACAACAAGTGAAACTATTTTCTTTTCAGTATCACTTTCAATAATTTTAGGTGCATCAAACCACATACCAAGGTGTGCTGATATCTTTTCTAATGCTTTGTGTTTTACAATCATGACACTTTGGTTTTGTGGTAATGACCATACTGCACTAGATCTGTCTTTAAGGTCTACAACCTCTCCAACTTCTTTAAGAAGTTTTTCTAGTTTCTCATTTATTTGAGCCATTAAATACTCCCATAAGTTTTTTGATCCAAGCTATAATGAAGAAATCTTTGTATTCTTTTTGTGATTTCTTTGTAGCCTCTTTTATGTGCTTTTTATAAGCCTCTTCTTTTGTAGGTGGTTTTAGTTTAACAACACCACTCTTCTTGACTTTTCTAATTACTTTTTTAGGCTTAACGTAAGCCTCGTTCTCAGGTGTATTTGGGTCATCAGCAATAAACTTACCTTTTGCAGTTCTTGCTCTAACCCTCTTTTCTTTTTTCTCTTTTGCCATTTTTATTCTCCTATGTATTGTTGACAAAACTGTGCAACAGAGCAGTAATTACCCTTGCACCTATTATATTCGCCTTGGCGAAATTCCATTTCTAAATCTGTTTTTTTGGCATAGGCTTTGTCGGTTTCATTGTGCCAATCCATATATTTGATAGCCTCTTCTTCACTATCTAAAACTCTTAATGCCCTCTTCTGACCTTTCTTTTTTACTGCCCATGCATCATTCTTTTTCCATCTTTCCTCGTCAGAACAAAGAGGCATTTCTTCGTTTATGTCATAGTTTACCTGAGCATCTTGATGTTTATTAATCCTATCCCTGATATAACTTTCTCTTTCTTCTTTGCTCCACAAAGGTATGTCCACAACAACTATTGGTGTCTGTGGATAGTTTTCTTTTTTCTCGGCATCTCTTCTGTTCCAATCCCTCAGGATTGCACATATGTTGAGTTGCTTAACTTCTTTTTTTTGTTTTGAAAATTCTGTAAATATTGGGTGGTAATTGTTTTCACATAGGTAGGCATAACAATTTAACTGCCTCTCCCATTCTATCTTTCCGTAAATCACAGACCATACCGAGGTAACTTTATAATCAACGATAGTAATCTTTCCGTCTTTTTTATCTATCTCTTGTCTATCTATAGCACCTGATAAAGTCCAACCATCAACTTCAGAGTAAAGACGTTGCTCCGTTTCAGAATAAATATCATCTTCTGATCTTTCTAATATTGAATGTACTGAAGTTCCAAAGATTGACCATATCTGATCTACTGCATCAATCTCTATCTGATCGTTATACTTTTGTCTCATTAAAGATATTTTAGGACTATCTATCAAAGACGTTACTGATATGTCTGCTTTACCTTTGTTGTATTTATCGTTTTTTATAAAATCAACAAATGGTTGTGGCAAACCAAATTTATTGGTAATCTTCATGCTAAACTCCTATGTGTTATTCTAGGTATACCATGCAGTACCATAATGTCAAATAAAATATATCCAAGTATCAAATTTGTTGTCGAGGGAGAACCAGCATCAAAGGCGAACTCACGAAAAATAGTAAAATTTGGAAAAAGATTTGGTGTAATTAAATCTGAAAAAGCTAGAAATTATGTGAAGTCTTTTCAAGAACAATGCCCTAAATTAGAAAAACTTATTGAACTTGATGTCATTGTTGAGATAAAAATATATTATCAATCTAGGAGACCTGATTTAGATGAAAGCGTTATCTTGGATTGTATGCAAGGTTTTATTTATGCTAACGACAGACAAGTTAAGCAAAAACATATATACTGGGGTCTCGATAGGGAGCAACCAAGAACTCACATCAGAGTTACGCCTATGGAGGCTAGTCGTATGCCAAGCGATTTCTGATAGTTATCTAGGAACGAGTAAAGAAAAATTAGCTATTGGAATTTGGATTAGTGGCAATGACTGCGATCATGTATGCGACCTAGCAGATTTAAATGCCGAGAATATCAAAAAAGCAATCAAAGAAATTTTAGAGAGCAAACCTATCGTTGGAAGATATCTAGGCGAAAAACTAAAAAAAATAATTCAAAATTATTCTAACTAGTATAACTAGTATATACTAGTATATTTATTTATTACTAGTATTAGTATTACTAGTATATACTAGTATAGGGTAAAAGTTATCGATAATTTAGGAATCTTTTCTGGCAGCCAATGGAGTAGGACACGATATCCTGAACTTATAAGTTAAACTTAACTTTTGTCTTGATTATAATTTTTTTTCTAATTATGTTTGCTGTGTAACACATGGAGAAAGATTATGGAAAACAACGAAAGCATCAAGTCTGATGCCCTGAGATTGGGTTTAGGTCAGCACAAAATATTCTGCCCTTTTTGTTCTAGTAAAAGGAAAAAGAAACATATCAAAACATTATCATTAAAGGTTGAGGACAACTCGATAGTTTATAATTGTTGGCATTGTGCAGAAGATGGTGCAATAAAAATCAAACACAACAATTTTAGATTAATTAGGAGAGAACCTTTGAGCATGGCATTATCGAGTATGCAAAAATGAGAAGTTTTCCATCAAAGGGATTTACAAGTCATGGGTCAGCATTAAACTTTTACAACATTGACAGTATCAAAGAAAAAGATTGGGTAATAATTTGCGAGGGGGAAATTGATTGCCTGAGCTTTAAAGAGATAGGACTTAATCAGGTTGTGTCTATTCCACATGGAGCAGTTGCTAAAGTTGTTGACGGCAAGATTGACCCCAAGGAAGATACAAAGTTTAAATTTATTTGGAATGCAAAAGCAAAGTTAGATAAATGCTCAAAAATTATATTGGCATTAGATAACGATAAGTCAGGTCAGGCAATGTCTGAAGAGATTGCTAGAAGAGTTGGTAAGGATAGATGTTGGAAAATAGAATATCCAAAAGATTGTAAAGATGCGAATGAGGTTTTAACAAAACATGGTGCAGAAAAATTAGATAAGATAGCCACGACACCAATACCATATCCCGTATCGGGATTGTATGATGCCTCACATTTTTTTGAGGAGCTTGACGATATCTACGAGCAAGGCATAGGCAAGGGTGTTTCAACAGGTTATCCTGAGGTAGACGAATTATACACCATTGTTGAGGGTCAGCTATCTGTGGTTACAGGACACCCCTCAAGTGGCAAATCTGAGTTTATAGATCAGATAATGATTAATATTGCCAAGGAAAAAGGTTGGAAGTTTGGCATATGCTCTTTTGAAAATGAGCCTAGAATACACATATCAAAGCTGATTAGTAAGTATTTAAGAAAACCATTTTTTGATGGTGCAACTGAGAGAATGACACCTGCTGATCTAGCCGTAGGCAAGAAATTTGTTCAAGAACATTTTAGTTTTTTGTATCAGGCAGATGGTTCTTTGTCTTCGTTAGACAGTATTATTGAAAGAATGAAAGTTGCAGTAATGAGATATGGGGTCAGGGGTATTATCATTGACCCATACAACTATATTGCTAGAGACCCCAATACTTCTGAGACAGATTGGATTTCAGATATGTTAACAAAGCTGAGAGTTTTTGCTCAGGCACATAGCATACACATTTGGTTTGTTGCACACCCAACAAAGATGATGCGAAAAGATGACGGCACAGTACCACCACCAAAGGGTTACGATATATCAGGGAGTGCCTCATGGTTTGCAAAGGCAGATGTAGGATTAACTGTTCATAGACCTAATCCATCTAACTCAAATATTAGTGAGGTCTTGATATGGAAGTGTAGGTTTTCATGGGTCGGTTCGATAGGCGAATGTAGCCTGATGTTTGATAAAGCAACCACATCATATAACGGCATGGGTAAATTTTTTGAAACTAATAAAATGCTTATGCCTGACATTGTAGAAGATGATGAAAAAGAAGTACCATTCTAAAAACGTCTACCAACGAGACAACAAAACCCTCAAGCCTGAGTTTATAGGCAACACTAACAATGTCAGAATGAGAGTAGTAGACCAAAATGTTTTGGATAAACTACTTTTGAATGACACAATTTGCCTGAGCCATTTTAAAACTTTGGATAAACTTTTAGGAGATTATAATAAGTCAGGTTTTGTTGGGGTAAAGGCTATGAATTATATGCCTCGTGTTGTTGGTGATAACAAAAATTTTGATGGGCATAATCTTCTCAGATCAAAAGTTATGGGTTGTTTAAAGTATGTAAAAAAAGAATTGCATAAACAACATTACATAATTTTGAATAAACTTTTATCTAATCAGGAATTATTATCCAAGGACTTGGAATGGTTGGGGAATGAAGAAAATGTGGAAAGTCTATCTACGATAATAGATAAATTTTATTTGATGTGGAATAATAGTTGACACGAAACTTTTATGGGAATAATTATAAACTGTGAAAAACTCACAAACTATGTGTTACGGCTAGGGGAGATTTCATGCTTTCTCCAATTTCCCCTAGTCCTCTTAAAGTTACCATTAACTTTTAGAAGTTCTCAAAAGTGCTAGACTTTCTAGCATGGTGCAAATTAGATGTAGGTTGTTTAACTACTTTACCAATATATCTATCGCTATCGCCATTGGGGTGGTCTTCAAACTTTTCATCTAGTCCGAGTTCTTGTGGGGTCATCTTTTCATTTCTTTTATAAAGATCTCTTTGTAGGTCAACAATAGAGTTTCTATATCTATAACCTTTAGATCTTCCGTTAATTTTACTGTAAGTTGTTGCCATAATTACAATCTCCCTTTTAATAAGCGAATACTCTTCGTACAGAGCATCTAGGTTAATTTGCTAGGTTTCATACAGAGAGGTCTGCCAACCCCTCTGTATGAGGCTCTGAGAGCCTTTTTTGTGCAAGTTTCCATATCTTAACATCACTATTATTTACGGAGTTCGTGTTTTGCCCATTGTAGCCATATGTATAATAATCTACATGGGGTTATGGCTACATAGGGAGATATAGCATTTAGGTAGGGGAGAATAATTCATAAAAAAACCCCAAGGCATATGCACATACCCACCAAAAAAAGGAGTGAACTCCAACCCCTATTCTTTAAAAAAGATACTAAAAAAACTTATTAATACCATGGTTAATCCTACAGAACCTATAAACAAAGTAAAGATAATTCCCTCTACAGTTTGCATATAATATCCATCAGGATTAGCCAAAGTAACACTAGACATAACCAAAACACAAATGCCTAGTATGAATAATAAAAAACGATCAAAATTATCCATAATATTTTTTCTCCCATTCTTTAATTAAATTTTTAATTTGCATAGCCATTTCATATCGACCATCAAGAATACCTAGCTCTCGACTATCAACATCATCTTCATGGCTATGACTTTTATAAGTATTTATCTCTGAAGATATTTCTTTTTTAATTTTAGCTATAAGCTGATTAGATAAATCGTCAGGATTATTTCGCATTTTTATCTCCATGAACATATTTCATAAAATTTTTCATATCTTCCTGAGAAAGATGAATTACTCCCTCTTCGA